CCTTCACCAGTGGTCGTGACGCTGTCCGGTACCGCGCTGGAACTGACGCCGATCCGGCTGGGTGAGCTGCCACGGCTGCTGGCCGTGGTGCGCCCGCTGGCCGAGGAAATCACCAGTGATCCGGACTGGATGGCGCTGCTGGGGCGACACGGCGATGCCGTGCTCGATCTGCTGGCGATCACCACCCGACGCGAACGCGCTTGGATCAACGACTTGTCGCTGGAGGACGCAGTGCAACTGGCCGCCGCCGTGTTCGAGGTGAACGCGGATTTTTTCGTGGCGCACGTCGTCCCGGCAGTTCAGGGCGCGGCCCAGCGACTCGCGCCGACGCTGCGTTCACTGACGGCCTCGGCTGGGACGCTGCCGTCGCCCGCCTGATCCGCTCCGGGCACCGCCTTGGCGACGTGATGGCCTACACGATCACACAGGCGCAAGCCTTTCTGGATGCCGACGGACAAATCGAGCGGCAGCAACTTGCCCAGCTGCTCGGCATCAATGCTGTGGCAGCGCAGGGCGAGAAGCGTGGCATCGAACAACTGCAACGCGATCTGCTCAAGGACTGACCTATGCGCCTCTCGCTCACCACCACCGGCTTGTTGGACCCGCGCCAGTTGGCGGCGTGGAGCACCGAGCGGCGTCGTGCCATCCACGCTGCCGTCGCCAAGGGCATGCAATCGGGCGGGCGTGAAGTGCGTGACGCGGCGCGATCCGAGATGCGCAGTGCCTTCACCGTCAAGCGCAACAGCTTCATCTCCTCGATGGGCGTGAAGGTGTTCGACAAGAAGCCCGAACTGCTGCCCGCCTTGCTGGTCGGCAGCAAGATTCCTTGGCTCGGTCTGCATGAAAAAGGCGGCACGGTGAGCGGCAATTTGCTGATACCGCTGCTGCCCGGGCGCATCGGCCCCAAGCGCTTCAAGGCGGTCATTGACGGCCTGATGCGCTCGGGCAATGCCTTCTTCATCGAGAAGAACGGTCGCGTGCTGCTGATGGCCGAGAACATCAAAGAGAACGCCGGGCAGCTGGGCCGCTTCAAGCGTGCCGAGCGTGGTCGTACCGGGGCCAAGCAGATCAAGCGTGGCCAGGAGATTCCCATCGCCGTGCTGGTCAAGCGCGTCGATCTCAAACGACGACTGAATCTGACGGGTGGCGTGCAACGCGCACTACCTGCCTTGGCGTGGGCGATTCAACAAGAACTGGAAAAAGTCTGATGGCAAGCAATCGTGCCCAAATCCTGATCAGTGCCGTCGACCAGACCAAGACCGCTTTCGACTCGATCAAGCGGGGCTTGGGTGGCCTGACCGACACCGCCAAGAGCGTCAACGGCGTGCTGGCCAACCTTGGCGTTGGCGTTTCGTTGGCGGGCATCGGCGCCATGATCAAGTCCAGCATCGACTCAGCCGATGCACTGGACGAGATGGCGCAGCGTACTGGCATCGCCGTCGAATCGCTGTCGCTGCTGGTGCCTGCCGCCGAGTTGTCGGCGGTTTCCACCGAAAAGTTCGAAGCCGGGCTCAAGAAGTTGGCCACCGGCATGCTGGAGGCCGCCACCGGCTCGGAAACGTCCGCGCAGAAGTTCGGTGCGCTGGGCGTGGCGGTGCAGAACCAGGATGGCACCTTGCGCGACAGCGAACAGGTGCTGCTGGATCTGGCCGATCGCTTCAAGGCCATGCCAGATGGCGCGGAGAAGGCGGCGCTGGCGGTCGATATCTTCGGCAAGGCCGGTGCCGAAATGATCCCCTTCCTCAACCAAGGACGGGATGGCATCGGTGCGCTGAAGCAGGAGGCCGCTGAACTCGGGCTGCAGTTGTCTGCCGACACCGCCGCGCAGGCAGGCAACTTCAACGACGCGCTCGACAAGCTGAAATTGGCCACCCAGAGCATTGGCAATCAGATCATCGCGTCCTTGCTGCCTGCGCTGAATGACATGGCCGGTGGCATGGTCGAGTCGGCCAAGCAAGGCGGCACGCTGCGCGTGATCCTGGACGGCGTGGTGCTGGTGCTCAAGACCCTGGCGCTCGGTGTCGCCACGGTTGGCAAGGCCTTCGTCGCCTTGGGTGAAGCGATTGGTGGCGGTGTCGCGGCGGCGGTCGAAGCGCTCAAGGGCAACACCGACGGGGCCAAGGCCATCATTGCCGACCTCAAAGGCAGCCTGATCCAGCGGCTCGATGAGCTGGCGTCCTTCCGCGACAGCCTGTTCGACCCCAAACCCATCGAGGTCAAGGCACCCCGAATTCAGGCCGATCCGGAACTGTTGCAGCGGCTGACCAAACCCAAAGCGGGCAAGGCTGCGCAGGACTCCACTGGCGCGCAGACCACGCTGATGAAAGCGCAGCTGGACGCCGAGTTCGCGCTGCTCAAGGACGGACTGGCGCGGCAACAAACCGCGCTGGATGCAGCGCTTGAGGATCGTCTGATCTCGGTGCGCGACTACTACACGCAGAAAACGGCCATCGAGCAGCGCGAGGTCGACGCCGAGATCGCCCGCAAGCAGCAGGAGCTGGCCCGCAGTCAGCAAGTCGCCAGCACCGGCAAGTCGGAGAACGACCGCCTGAAAGCCAAGGCCGAGGTCGCCAAGGCGGAAGCGGACCTCATCACGCTCAACAACCGGCGCACGGACATCGAGCAGGCCAATGCCCGCAAGGCGGCACAAGCCGAGCGCGAATTGGCCGACGCCTTGGCGCAGGCACGTGAGGAACTGGCACAGATCACCGGCACGGCGACGGATACCGACCGGCAAGCCGCCATCGAGCGCAGCTACCGCGATCTACGGGCGCGACTGGCGGCAGAAAGCGATGCCGACGGCGTGTCGCTCATTGATCGGCTGATCAATGTGAAAGCGGCGCAGGCCAATCTGGCGGCGCTGGAAGCCCAATGGCGGCAGGTCACCGAGCGTCTGCGCAATGCGCAGGAGGCGATCCAGACCCAGCAACAGGCTGGACTACTGACCGAAGCACAGGCGCGTCAGCAGATCGTGGCCCTGCAACAGCAATCGGCCACCGAGATGGAGCGTTTGTTGCCGACCATGCAACAGGCGGCGCAGGCCATCGGGCCGGATGCGGTGATTCGGGTACAAGCGTGGCGCAACGAGCTGGATCGCACCAAGCTCACGGTCGATGAAATGGCCCCGCTGTGGAATCGCATCGGCGAGAGCTTCGGCGGTGCGCTCAACGGGATGATCACCGGCGCGCAGACCTGGCGCAGTGCCTTGGCGAGCATCTTTCAGCAGGTGGCCGATGCCTTCCTGCAGCAAATCGTGATCCAGCCCTTCCAGCAGTGGATCGCCATGCAGGCGCGGATGCTGGCGCTCAAGCTCGGCTTCATCCAGCAGGAGCAGACCGTCGATGCGGCGGCCAGCGCCGCCAAGGTCGCGCAAAAGACCACCGAAACCACCGCCGTGGTGTCGATGGATGCAGCCAAGGCGGGAGCCGGGGCTGCGGCGTCGCAGGCTTCCATTCCCTATGTTGGCCCGGCACTCGCGGTGACCGCGATGGTGGCCATGGTCGCTGCGGTCATGGCGCTCTTGGGTGGCATCAAGAAGTTCGCGGGTGGTGGTCTGGTTTCCGGGCCGGGCAGCGCCACCTCGGATTCGATACCGGCGCGTCTGTCCGCAGGTGAGTACGTGGTGCGGGCGGCCGCCGTGCGCCAGGTCGGTGTGGCCTTCCTCGATTCGCTCAACGGCTTGTCGGTAGGCCCACGTTTCAAGGGCGGCGAATTGGCCTTCGCAGCGGGCGGGCTGGTACCGGAGGTGAAAGTGCCGCCCGCGCAGCCGCAGATGAATCAGGCGGTGCGCATCGTCAACGCGGTCGATCCGGGCGTGACCCACGACCACCTGCAGTCGCCTGCCGGAGAGAAAGTCATCGTCAACATCATCGGGCGCAATGCACGGGCCATCCGTGCGGCGCTGCAAGGCTGAATTTTCAGAGGAAAGTCCAATGGCACTTCTGTTCATCGACGGTTTCGATCACTACGACCCGCAGGCCGTGGACAGCTTTGGCGATCCGTGGCTCGCGCGTGGCAAGGCAGCGTATCTGTCACCGCAGGCCACCCGTATCAATGGCCGTCGCCCGTCCTCCTATGCCCTGCGTTTGCCGGAAGGTTCGGGGGGTGGCTACGTCAAGAACCTCGACGCCACCAAGACCAGCCTGATCGTCGGGGCGGCCATTCGCGTGGTGCCGTACCAAAACACCTACACCGAGCCGCTGCTGCTGGGCGTGCGCGATGCCAACTCGCAGGTCGCGCATCTCGTGAAAATCGGCGAGGACGGTCGGCTCAAGCTCTACCGCTGGCAATACGGCTACGACCAGTTGATCTCGACCTCGGTCGCCAGCGCTCCGGCGCGCGGCTGGCACTACATCGAGTTGCAGGTCACGCAAGGCACCAGCAACGGCATTCTGTCAGTGCGCATCAACGGCATCCTGGCCATCCAGATGACTGCGCAGAACACCCTCCAGGGTGGTGGCCAACTGGTCACCGCATTCGTGGGTGCGGTTCCGGGCCAGTCGTGCCCGCTGACCATCGACGTCGATGACTTCTACATCGCCGACACCACCGGCACGATCAACAACACCTTCCTGGGCGATGTGCGTGTCGATGCTTTGCAGGCACAGGCCGATGGCAGCCTGAACCAGTGGACAGCCAGTCCGGTTGGTACTGCCGCATGGGAAGCCGTGAGCGACGAGGACGAGGACACGGCGATCAGCGCGTCCAGTGCAGGACTGCGCCAGTCCTTTGATGTCGAGCCGCTGCCGGCGATGGCCACGCCCGCCATCTACGGCGTGCAACTCACGATGCTGGCGCGCAAGACCGATGGGGGTCTGGGCAAGGTCAAAGGCCTCGTGGTCAGTGGCGCGCAAACCGCCACCAGCGCCGACATCATCCTGCAGGAGCAACTGGCGTGGCAGAGCACGCTGTTCGAACGCAACCCGAACGGCAACGTGCAATGGACGGAGGCCGCCTTCAATGCCGCTGAGTTCGGCGTGGAGTCGGCATGACGGATCGCGTCATCGCTCGAGACCTCGCGGAGGTCTCCAGCAGGCCGACGCCCGGAAGTGAACTGCCGGAATTTCAGGGCGAAGTGCTGTCGCGTGCATCGTTCGGAGTCCGTGCGGCTACCTTCACGCCCGAAACCGCCATTGCACCGGTTCCGCCCAACTTGGCTGCGACTTGGCTTGCTGAGTCTCTGGCGCACCCGTGGCCGCCCATCGATGCCCCGGTATTCCTCGTCGAGGTGCTGCGCCGGGACACCGCATCCAGCGCCATCGTCGCCACTGGCATGGACGCCTTCGGGGATCAACCCTGGCCGGATGCGCAACGCGGTGTGTTTGCCTTCCGCCACGACTGGACCGAGCCCTTGGTCGAACGGCTGGAGTGGCAGACCAGCGTCACACGGCTGGCCAGCGGCAACGAATCCCGGCAAGCACGCCGCCGCGTTCCTCGGCGCTGGCTCACCTACAAGGTGGGCAATGCCCGCCCGACCGACGCACTGGTCGCCGACTGGCTGGCCGATCATCAGGGCCAAACCGCATGGTGGCCGCTGTCACAGTACGCCGTCCACCTCGTCGAAAACGCTGAGGAGGGCGCGCTGACCCTGGCGGTATCGGAGGCCGCCTGGCGGCGCTTTGCCCCTCCGGCTGCTGCGCTGCGCTTGACCTACGACGGCGTGCAAGGCTGGGAGGGCAGCGAACGCTGGGCTTTGATCATTGCGCCCGAGGGCTGGCAAGTTGCCCAACTCAGCGACGTGGAAGCCGATCTGCTGTGGCTGGCCGATCCGCTGGCCCGCAAAGCGGCGGCTGGTAGCGCCGTGCTGCCGCTGGTGTGGGGCAAGGCCATTGATCCGGCCGATCTCACCCAATGGGTGCCGGGGATGGTCGGCGGCAGCGTCACCGCGAGCGTCACGCCCGAACAAACGCCGGACATGGATGTCCTTGATGACCCGTGGCTGGACGAGATCCCGGTCTGGCCCGATGGCAACTGGCGCGACGATCCCACGGCCAGCGCGCAGGCGACGATCACGCGCCAGGATTTCTCACCCGCAGATCCGTGGGTGCGGCGTGACGATCCGTGGGCGACGACGACTTACCAGCGCCGCTATCTGGCCAGCTCGCTTGATGAAGTCGACATCTGGCGGGCGCGGCTGTGGCGCACTCAAGGCCGTCTGGAAGCCTTCTGGCTGCCCGATGGCTTGGCCCCGATCCTGTGGGTGAGCGTCGAAGCTGATCCCGATGACGGTTTCCTGCGCGTCGATGGCCAAGACCTCTCGGCATTCTGGCATCGCCCCGCCGCCTGTTTGATCGTGCATCCGGACGGCTATCGGCAGTACGCACTGACGGCGACCTGCCATCTGGATCAGGGCGGTGTGCTGGTGCTGCGCTCGGGCCTCGACGACTGGGTTCCCGCAGGCAGCCGGATTGTTCGCCTTGCGCGCTGCCGCCTCGACCACGACGCCATCGACGTGTACTGGCACAGCCCGCAGTTGGCGGAGATCACCCTGACCGCGCGCCAGTTGCCCGAGCCACGCGGCAACGACCGAGAAACGTATGGAGAGTACGCCGTATGAGCCAGCAAGCGCTGATGGAAGTCGAGCTCTACGCCTTCGCCAGCAGCAGCGCGAATTTCTACCTGACCCCGCACGAATTCGACGTCGATCTCGACGGCACGCTGTACACCAGCCTGTCCATCGAGCGCAACGAACTGGCGCTGGGGGCCGAAGCGGCCAAGTCAGCGCTGGATCTCAAGCTGCCACCCGACTGTGAACTTGTGCGCCACCTGCTGGCCACGTCGCTCACCGGCGACACCACCTCAGTCACCTTGCGCATCGGGCGGCGCGATACCTGGGGCGATTACTGGTGGTTGTCGGGCACCCGCTGGATGGGCCGGGTGCTGGGTGTGGAAATCGACGCCGATGCCGCCCGCATCCGCTGCGAATCGGCACAGGTCAGTTTGAAGCGCATCGGCCTGCGCAGGCTCTACAGCCGCAACTGTTCCCACGTTCTGTACTCCAGTGCCTGTGGGGCGTCGCCCATTTCCGAGAGTGCCTTCGTCTATGAAGCTTATGGCCGCAGTGTCGATCTCGATGGCGGTGTGCCGGGTGGCGTCAGCGGTGGCTTGGCCGGTGGCTGGCTGCAAACGCCGGATGGAGCACGCCACATGATCATCCGCGACTACGGCAGTGGCGTCGAGCTGCTCTATCCAGCGGCCATTGAGCCGGGCACGCAAGTGTTGTTGACGGTCGGCTGCGATCACAGCACGCAAACGTGCGCCTCGCGCTTCGGCAACCTCGACAACTACGGCGGCTTTCCCGCCATCCCGAGCAAGAACCCGTTTTCGACGGGCGTGTTCTGACCCTTCCGGAGAATTTCCATGTGGTACCTCGTCGTCATCGTGGTGGCGGCGCTGGTTTCGGTCGCGCTCGCACCAAAACCGCCCGAGCCCAAACCCGCGTCGCTGTCCGACGTCGATGCCCCCACCGCAGAAGAAGGCCGACCGATTCCGGTCGTCTTCGGCACCGTGCTGCTGCGCGGGGCCAACGTCGTCTGGTACGGCGATCTGGAAGCCGAACCGATCCGCAAAAAAGGAGGCAAGAAATGAGCACGAATGTCACCGTCACCATCGGCGACGTGCGCGCCGTCGGCCTGTGCGTGAACGGCACACGGGTCTGGTTCGCGCGCCACGACCTGGACTTCCGCGCCTTTCTGCGTGACGGCTGCACTGCCGACACCTTGCTGGCCACCGGCGACGCGATGGCCTTGCGGGTGGTCGAGCACGCCCGGGCGCACACCCGGCAGGAGCAGCACTGATGGGTGGCAGCAGCAAAAAACAAACCGTCGGCTACCGCTACCGGATGGGACTGCACCTGGTGCTGTGCCAAGGGCCTGTCGATGCCGTGCAGGAAATCCAGATGGGCGACCGTACCGCGTGGGGCGATGCCGACCGGGGGCCGCTGTCCAGCGGGCACGGCCTGACCACCCTCGGTATCCACAAGCCCACCCTGTTTGGCGGTGACGAGCGTGAAGGTGGTGTGGTCGGCAACATCGATGTGCTGCCCGGAGGCCCCGGCCAGGGGCGCAACGACTACCTGATGAGCCGCCTTGGACCAGCCATTCCAGCCTTCCGGGGCGTGCTGTCACTGGTGGCGCGCAAGATTCTGTTTGCGGCCAACAACCCTTACATCAAGCCGTGGGCCGTGCGCGTGCGTCGTTTCACGGCGGGCTGGCACGGTTATCCGTGGATGGAGTGGAACGCTGAAGTCCGCGCCTGGGATGACAACCAAGGCCGCGAGATCAGTGTCGGCATGAACCCGGCTCACATCCTGGTGCAATGCCTGACCGACCCGCACTGGGGCATGGGCTACCCGCAGGACAGCATCGGCTGGAGCTTCTGGAATGCGGCGTGGGCCCTGTCGGATGAGGGCTTCGGCCTGAATCTGATCTGGACGCGCCAGCAGCCCATCGAGAGCTTCATCAGTCAGGTCATCGACCACATCGGCGGCATTCTCTACACCGATCCGGAGCAAGGCACCTTCGAGCTGAAGCTGCTGCGCGACGACTACTGGATCGACAGTCTGCCGCAGTTAGGGCCGGACGAGATCGTGCGGCTGGAGCGTTTCGAGCGCGCGCAATGGGGTGAACTGCCCAACGAGCTGACCGTGGTCTACACCGACTGGCAAACCGGCGGTGATGCCACGGTCACGGTTGAGAACCTGGCCGCCATCCAGTTGCAAGGCGGCGTGATCAATCAGCGCCGCGACTACCCAGGTGTCAACTATGGCCCTCTGGCCGCGCGTCTGGCGCTGCGAGATTTGCGTGCCTTGGGTTCACCCCTGGCGCGGATGAGCCTGACCGTGGCACCCGACACGCTGGAACGCGCGCCGCTGCCCGGTGACGTGTTCCTGCTCAACTGGCCGCGCTTGGGCATCGACCAGATGGTGGTGCGCGTGACCGGCATCGACACCGGCACGCTGGGGTCATCTGAGTGGCGCATCGAGGCGATGGAAGATGTGTTCGGGCTGGAGAACGCGGTGCTGGCACCGCCACCACCGATCATCGACGAGCCAACCCTGGAGCCACTGCCGCCCGCGTTGGTGCTGGCGGTGGAAATTCCGTACTGGGAACTGGCGCGCACCTTGTCACGAGCCGAACTGGACTACCTGACCGACACCGATGCTGCGCTTGGCGCATTGGCCGCAGTGGGTGGTGCGGGCCAGCTCAATTGGCAGCTCGCCACCGGTGCCTCGGCCAGTGATATCGCCAGCGTGGCCAGCGAGGACTACGCGCCACTTCTCACGATCGATGTGGCACTGCCTGCCAGTGAGGCTGTTGCCGTCGGTGTGCCAGTGACCGCCATCAGTCAGCCGGAAAGGCTGTCCGTGGGCGACTACGCCTATCTCGTGGATGCGAGCGGGGCGATTGCCGAGGCCGTTGCCGTCCTGGCCTTCGATGCCGCCGACGCGACCATCGATCTCGCACGCGGCGTGCTCGACACCACACCCCAAGCACATGCCTCGGGGACTCGGTTGATCGGTGTCGGCGAATGGCTGGCATCCGAAGGTGCGGAGCGGGCCCCGGGCGAATCGGTGTTCGTGGGCGCGATTCCTCGCACTTCGACCGATCAGGGCGATCCTGTGTTGGCCGCCAATGGGCAGCCGATGGTGCTGGCTGGTCGGCAGGCTTTGCCGTATCCACCCGGTCGTATCCGCCTCAATGGCCAGACCGAGCCTGCCGTTGTGGCCGGTGATCTCAACGTCGCGTGGGCACATCGCGACCGCACGCAGCAGACCGCCTACCTCGTGCAGCAAGACGAGGGCGATATCGGGCCAGAACTGGGCGTGACCTACACGGTACACATCCGCAATCGCAACAACCTGCTGGTTCGTAACGAGACGGGGCTGCTCGGCACCGCCTACATCTGGACGGCAGCAGTGGCCGCGCTGGATGCCGGTGCGCTGGGCGACCGCATCACGGTGGAGATCAGTGCCGAGCGCGATGGTTTGAGTAGCTGGCAGCCGCAGGTGCGGGTCATGGATCGCGCGGGCTACGGCCTGCGCTGGGGACAGTATTGGGGAGGTGTGTGATGGAGCCGCGCATCGATGTTCATCTGCTCACCCTGAACGAGCCTGCCGAATGGCGTGAGGCCTGCATCGCCAGCCTCGAGGGCGCACCGATCCAGTTGCACGTTTTGCCCGGCATTCCGGGGCGTATCGGCGAGGCACGCGCGGCAGGCTATGCACAAGGCACGCTGCCGCTGGTGTCCTTTGTCGATCCCGACGATTTGTACGAAGCCAGTGCCTTCACACAACTGGCCGATGCGCTGGATGCCTGCCCGCAGGCCGTGATGGCCTACACCGACGAAGCACTGACCGACGAAAACGGCCAGGACATCGCCGTGCGGCGTCTGGCCTACAGCCGTTGGCAACACGCCAACAGCGCCAGCCACGTGCACGGCCTGATCGTGATGCGGCGCTCCGTCGTCGAAGCCGTGCTCAAGGAAACCACCGACCTCAACAACTTCGCCGACTGGCTGCTGACCCTGCTCGTGGCCAAATGCGGCGGCGTGCTCTACCTGCCCATCGTTGGGCGGCATTGGCGACAACACCCGCAGCAAAGCCATCGCACCGGCGACCCGGACGCTGTCCGGCGCATTCGCCAGGCATCTAATCTCTGGAGATAAACCATGTCATCAACCGATCCGAACCTTGGACTCAACTACGGCTGGACGCTCGGCGAGAGCGGCTGGGACACCGGCATGGACGCCAACCTCAAGCGCCTCGGCGCGGTGGTCGGCCTATCCGTGAAAGACCGCGACCTGACCACGCCACCGACCAGCCCCGCCAATGGCGACCGCTACATCGTCCCCACCGCTGCCACCGGCGTGTGGGCAGGCAAGACCAACCAGATCGCCGTGCGCATCGATGGCACGTGGGAGTTCCATCCGCCCAAGGTGGGCTGGCTTTGCTACATCGAGGACGAGGCCAAGCTCTCGGCTTACAAGTCCACCGGCTGGAGCGCTGGCATCGCCATCTGATTTTCATCCCTTCGCAACCAACTAAACCCGCCCACGAGGCGGGTTTTGCATTTCTGGAGAACACAAATGACCGAACCCGAGCAACACGCGCCCGCAGCGATCGTGGAGAACATGCTTTTGCTGCGCCGCGAGGACTTCGACGATCTGCTCGACCGCGCCGCTGAACGCGGTGCCGAGCGTGTGCTGTCCCATCTCGGCCTCGAAAACGGCCACGCCGCGAAGGACATCCGTGAGCTGCGCGACCTGCTGGAAGCCTGGCGCGATGCCCGTCGCACGGCGTGGCAGACCACCGTCAAGGTCATCACCACCGGCATCCTGGCCGCGCTGCTGGTCGGTGCCGCCATCAAGTTCAAGCTGATGGGAGGCGCGCCATGACCGCCAAGCCGAAACTCTCTCTGCTCGACGATTGGCGGCGGGTCGCCCGCCGCGCCTGGAGCGTCCGCCTGTCTATCGTCGCCGCCATCTTCACGGCTGCGGAAGTGGTGGTGCCGCTGTTCGGCGATGTCCTGCCGCGTGGCGTGTTCGTGCTACTGGCCTTCAGCGCCAGCGTCGGCGCGGCCATCGCCCGCTTGGTGGCCCAGCCGGAGATGCACCGATGATCCGCCCGCCGCAACGCCGGACGGTGGCCGCGCTCACGCTGTCCGCTGCAGCCCTGGTCGGCATCGTGCTGCACGAGGGCTACACCGACCGCGCAGTGATTCCGGTCAAGGGAGATGTGCCGACCATCGGGTTCGGCACCACCACCGGGGTGAAGATCGGCGACACCACCACGCCGCCGAAGGCGCTGGCTCGGGCGCTCACCGATGTGCAGCAGTTTGAGGGTGCGCTCAAACAATGCGTAACCGTGCCGCTGGCCCAGCACGAGTACGACGCCCTGGTGAGCTTCTCCTACAACGTCGGCAGCCGCGCATTCTGCCAGTCCACGCTGGTCAGAAAACTCAACGCCGAGGACTACGCCGGGGCCTGTGCCGAGCTGCTGCGCTGGCGCTTCTTCCAGGGTAAGGACTGCGCGCTGCCCGCCAATGCGCGCCTGTGCGGCGGGTTGGCCACACGGCGCGAGGCCGAGTACCGGCAGTGCATCGGGGAGGCATCGTGAGTGTGATTCCATGGCCGTACCGGCTGCTGGCCCTCGCGGTGCTCGGCGTCGCCCTGGTCGGCTTCGGCTGGATCAAGGGCGCAAGCCACGTTCAAGCGCAATGGGATGCCGCCGTCCAGCAACAAGCCCTACAGACCGCAGCCATCCGCGAGCGGCAGGCGCAAGCCACCGTCAAGGTCGTCACCCAGTACGTCGACCGCGTCCGCATCGTTCGCGAGAAGGGCGAAACCATCATCAAGGAGGTTCCTGTCTATGTGCCCGTTCAAGCCGATGCTGCTTGCACTATCAACCGTGGCTTTGTGCGCCTGCACGACGCTGCCGCCGCCGGTAAACTGCCCGAGCCCGCCCGAGATGCTGATGCGGCCGCCACAGGCATTGCGCTCTCTGCCGTCGCCGGAACCGTTGCTGCCAACTACCAGACCTGTCACGAGAACGCCGAGCAGCTAAGGGCGTTGCAAACGTGGGTCACGGAGATGAAGGTTGCCAGCGAGCAGTAGGGTTCAGCACCGCATCATGGATTGTTCCAGCAACCCGGGCTCCGCGAATCGAAGAACGTGACCTCTGTGCCAGGCAAGGACCGGCCAATGGCCTTGAGTACCTGATGGCAGAACGCCTGCTGATCTCCGTCTGGTTGCCCCGTGAACACCGAGACAGCCATTCGCTTCGGCGGATTTACCGATATGGCATCGAGCACGTGCTGATCCCTTTCGTCAAAGCTCCAGCCATACACGACCAAACGCTCTCCGAGGCTGGGCAAAACCTCTTCGTACACGTTCGTCAGGTAGTGGCTCCGACGAATTGCGGCGACTTTCTGCTTGCTGGTTCCCTCGCTTACAAACACGGGCACATAGTGCCCGGACGCCCACCTCCGGGTTATGGTGCCAAGCAAGTCACCTGCTGCTCCCGCGCCTACAGCGAGCTTTGTCTCATCACCAAGGTAGTCACGCGCAACCGCAAGACTGCCGTGAGGGTAGAAAACCAATGTTGCTCCTGCAGCGTGCCCATAGGGTCGCCGCAGATATTCCCAATCCGTCTGGAACTCCCCGTCGTGGAATGCGTCCTTGAACCAACTCCCGTTCGCCGCGTTGAACAGCAGCATGGCCCAGTACAAGGTGAGGTCGTAGTTCAGGCTGACGACAGTGGGAAACGCGCTCGCAAACGCACCGACCAGTTGCAGGTCGGCGGCAACATCGGCATGCACCGGATGCACACTGTGCACAGCTTCGATCAGTGCTGTACGGACCTCCTCATAGGCTGCGGAGATGGCGGCCGACGGCGTCCCCAATGCCCCGTTGACGTGCTCGGCATACCAGCACGCGAGCAGAACATGCTCGAAATCGGTTGTCCCGAGCTTGGCGAATATTGGGGCAGTGGTGGCGAGCAGTCCTTTTGCATCAGCGATGCCATGGAGTGTTGGGTATGCGAACTCCTTGTGGATGGCGATACTGGCGCCGTTGCCCAGAAGGAGGGAACTCCAATCTTCAGCGCTGATGTTTGCCCAGGTGCCAATATCGATTCTGTCCATAATCTTCACGGGACGTCATTGTGGGTTGATCTCGCCATGCGAGCCGCCACAGCTATGCAACCCAACCCATGCCGCAAGATCCGGTCTCGTGCAGCCATTCGTGGCCGCACACTTTGCAGCGGTAGTACGCCTCATCGGCAGCACCCATCATCGACGAGACCTTTCTGCCGTCCTTGTACTCGAGATTTGCATGAGGCTTCGTGCTTCTCGACGCGCCAATCAAGGCCTTGCAGTCATCGCACATCGGCGCAGGTGCTGATGCATTACTCATATCGATAGACCCCATCATCAGACGTCAATTGGCGTCGTCTTCCAGACTTCCTGCGCCAGCGCGATGAGCAGCGCGTGGCGCTTCTCGATGGACGCTGCATCCCAGTTGGGGAACGCTTCCAGCTTGGCGTTGATCCGCGAGATGGACGTGTTTTGCCCGACGTCGGTCAGCGCCACCAAACTGCGGGTCAGGTAGTTGCCGCTCTTGCCGTACTCGACCTGCTTGCCCGTGTAGAAGTCATTGCCTGCGACGATGTTGATAGGCTTCTCCAGCAAGGTCAGGTTGCCGAGCCGGTTCTTGTAATCGTCGTAGACCATCCCCGGATTCTCTGTGGCCCACTTGGCGCGCAGATCGTCCTCTGGCTTGTTGGGCAGGATGTGCTCGATTTCCAGATTGGTGAAAGGCTCCAGGCTGCCCGGCACCTTCAGCCCGCTGAAAGCCATCTCGACGTGCTGCGTCAGCCGCGCCAGGAGGTAGCGCGTGCGGTACTGCTGCATCGAGTACAGCGTGAAACGCTTGAGGGCGTCGGCGAGCTCCTGCGACTTACCCGCCATGTTCTTCTCGAAGCGATCGGCAACGAAGGAGTTGAGCTGCACCTTCTGCTTCACGGGATCACCGGCCTCGGCAATTGCGCGCAGTTCATCAGCCCATTGCGAGAAGCTGCGTTCCAGATCCTTGGTCGGCGTCTTGGTGAAGATGTAGTAGAAGAGGAAGCTCTCCAGCTGCGCGACGAAGTGATCGAACAGCGGCTTGGGGAAATTCGCTGCTGCCAGCAACAAGACGTAGTGCAGGCTGAACGCCCCACCGGCCAGTCGCTTGAGGCTATCCATCGCCAGGCTGGGTTTGCCGTCGTTACCCAGCCCGTTGGCGAAGGCCAAGTAGTGCTCGACGTTGCGAATCACCTTGCGGACGAACTCGAAGGGTTTTCCTGCGTAGTCGCAGAGCGCCGCGTTGTCCTTGGCGATGAACCAATCGTAGATCTCGTCTTCGCGCACCACCGCATCACCGCGCTCGTTCTTGATGACGTAGTTGGCCATCAGGAAATAACGCAGGAAACGCAGCGGCTTTTCCTTCTCCTTCTCCAGCGGCTTGGTGATCTTCTTCCACTCGTCTTTGAGCTGGGTGAACTGCGCTTGCTTGACCTGCGTGAACAGCAGGTTCTTGAGCAAGTCCATCGGGTTCAGGCCAACGCCGCGCTCGTTGATGGTCTCGAAAATCTTCAGCGCGCTGCTCACGTCGGTGGAGATCTGGATGAACACCACGTTGTTGGCCAGGTAGCCCCAATACTTCTTCAGCTTGGGCGTGTCGTCGTAGTTGTCCTTCAGGTAGCGATACAGCGTGCTGTAGGCGTTGACCAGATTCTCCAGTGAGCCGAAGCTGGTGATCCCTGAAGACTGAATGCCTGCGCGCACGGCCATGGGCTCGGCGTCCAGCTCCACCAGCTTGGCCATCACTTCGCCTGCGCTCTCGTAACGCGGTTCCAGCTTCAGGGTGGTGCGCACCTCGCCGTCGCTGTCCACATAGCTGGTCGAGATCAGCCCGGAAATCATCTGGCGCTGTGGCTCGCCCTGGAACAGATGCTTGAGCGCGCAAAGCAGCAGGAAGAACGTGGTCAAGCGCTGCTGGCCGTCAATGACCTCGTAATGGTTCTTCTGCTCGGTTGGCGACACCAGAACGGTGCCGATGAAGTATTCCCGCGTCGTGCCCGCATCGATCTGCTCGCCGATGTCCTCCAGCAACTGATGCACTTCCTTGTCCGTCCAGACATACTCACGCTGGTAGTCCGGGACGATATAGAAGCACTCCCTGAATGCCTCCTCGATGCTGTACTTGTGGTTTTCGATGCGGGCCATATTCTTCCTTCTTCTTCAAATCGCGGAGCGCAAAGCGACGAACTGGTTACTCGGGCCTTCCGACCGGAGGTCGAGGCTCGGGCTGTTCGACACCACGTAGGCCAGGGGCCGCGTCAAGTTGAACGGGAACAGCACGGGCAGCGACTGCAGACTCGGGACGGAGACGGGCCTGCCGGCGTATCGGACAGCAGCTTCGATCAGCCAAGCAGTGAGCGCATCGTTGTCGATGGCCGTTGCTGCCAGTCGGATGACGCGCTTGCCTTTCTCGACCCGCTCCACGGCGCCCCAACTCGCCTGGCTCTGGATGACCATGTTGGTCATGCGCCGAGTGCCTTCGCGCTCTCCGTAGGTCTCGCTCATCCGGCGATGCACTTCGGCG